CCTATTTTTGGGGATGATCTATCAGAAGAATTTAAGAACAAAGCCACATCTATTTTCGAAGCAGCAGTAATTGCTCGTGTTAACCATGAGATGGAAAAGATTGCTGAACAGCTTGAAGCAAAATACGAAGAAGATTTTGCTGAACTTAGAGAAGGTATGGTTGAGAAAATCGATTCATATCTAAACTATGTTGTTGAACAATGGATGGAAGAAAATGAATTAGCTCTTGAGTCTGGTCTTCGTACAGAAATCGCAGAAGACTTTATTAGTGGACTTAAGAATCTATTCAAGGAACATTACGTAGAAGTTCCTGAGGAAAAATATGATGTTATTGGTGAGTTACAAGCTAAAGCCGAAGAGCTAGAGCAGAAGTTAAACGAAGCAATCAATATTAATGTAGAACTTAATAGTGAAGTCGTTGAACTAAAGCGCAAGTCTATTCTAGAGGATTTGTCCAGAGATTTAGCAGATACCGAAACTGTTAAATTGCATAAGTTAGTTGAAGGTATTGCTTTTGATAACGAAGATGTTTATGCAGATAAAGTCGCTGTTATCAAGGAAAATTATTTTCCAAAAGGCAAGACAAAAGTAACTGAAGCCGCAACAAGTCAAACTTTAGTTGAAGATGCATCACAAGCAGTTGACAATACTTTAGTCGAATCTACTCCTAGTACTGTCGCAGCTTATGCACAAGCACTATCAAGATCAATTAAACGTGCTTAATTTTATAAATATCAAAAAGGTTTCGTTCATAGGAGAACCAAATGTTTTTATCTGAAAATCTACAACAAAAGTGGGCAGCAATTCTGGATCATCCAGAACTCCCACAAATCAAAGATTCTTATAAGCGCCAGGTAACTAGCGTTCTTCTTGAGAATCAGGAAAAGGCTTTACGTGAAGAGCGTCAAGCACTTTTCGAAACACCAACCAATAACATTGCTCAAGATACAGCTGCAATTCAAAAGTATGATCCAATTATGATTGGTCTAGTACGTCGTGCTATGCCAAATCTAATGGCATATGACATTTGCGGTGTTCAGCCAATGACAGGCCCAACAGGCTTGATCTTCGCAATGCGTTCAATGTACGGTGGTTCTGGAGATACTCGTTCCAATACTGAGACACGTGTTGAAGCTCTATACAACGAAGCTGATACAGATTGGTCAGGTGCTGGTACTCACTCTGGTGCTATTGCTAACATTCTAGCAACAGGTACATATACAACTGGTACAGCAAATACATTGGCTGCTGTTGAAGCTGCTCAAGATTTTGCCGAAATGTCTTTCAGTATTGATAAGACAACAGTTACAGCTAAATCACGTGCTTTGAAGGCAGAGTACACAGTTGAATTAGCACAAGACTTGAAAGCAATTCATGGTCTTGATGCTGAAGCTGAGCTATCAAATATTCTTTCGCAAGAATTTATGTTTGAGATCAATCGCGAAATCGTTCGCTTGATCTATAAAGTAGCTAAGGCAGGATCTCCTGCTACAGCAAGCGCAGGTACATTTGACCTAGACGTTGATTCAAATGGACGTTGGTCTGTGGAGCGCTTCAAAGGTCTTCTATTTAATATTGAGCGCGATGCTAATCACATTGCTCAAGATACTCGTAGAGGAAAGGGCAACTTCATCGTATGTTCAGCAGACGTAGCTTCTGCATTAGCAATGTCTGGTGTTCTAGACTATGCTCCTGCTCTAGCATCAAATGCTAATTTGAACGTTGATGATACAGGCAATACTTTTGCTGGTGTTCTAAATGGTCGTTTCCGTGTTTACATCGACCCATATACTGGTAACCTAGGTGCTTCAAATCAGTTCTATGTAGTTGGTTATAAGGGTGCTAGCCCATATGACGCAGGCTTATTCTACTGCCCATATGTTCCACTACAAATGGTACGTGCAATTGATCCTAACAGCTTCCAGCCAAAGATTGGCTTCAAGACACGTTATGGTCTAATTGCTAACCCATATGTTACTACAGCTGCAGGTGCTAACGATGCAGATAGCTTCACAGCTAACCGCAATCAGTACTATCGCAAGACCCGTGTAGTAAATCTAATGTAATTATTGAACCGGCGCAGATCGGGATTAGGGGGATGAAAATCCCCCTTTTTTGTCTTTATAAATAATGCTGGAGGATGTAAAATATGGCATATACTGCAAATCTAAATGTTCTTAAGGCTGCTTATACTTCTAGTAGACCAACTACCTACGACTTTTTAAGACCTAATGCGTTTAGATTTACTATTAAAGATTTGCCAAATACATCCTACACTTGTCAATCTGCAAATCTTCCGGGCCTAGCTTTGGGATTTGCCCAACAACCTTCTCCGTTTATTGATATACCAACGGTAGGTGACAAATTAGTATATGGTGATTTTACTATAAGATTTTTAATTTCTGAAGATATGTCCAATTATTTGGAATTATATACATGGTTGATAGCTTTAGGGTTTCCTCAGTCTCATGCTCAATTTTCTAATTTTGTTATGTCAAAACAAAATAGATTTCCATTTGTAGTAAACTCTGCTGGGCAATCCACAGCTTTGGCTTACTCGGATGGTATTTTGACGATATTAGACTCGACAAACAATCCTAAAACTAATATAATATTCAAAGAGTTGTTCCCAATATCCTTAGAAGCACTAGATTTTGAAATAGCATCTCAGACAGTAGAATACTTTACAGCAATAGCAGCATTCAAATATAAATTATTTGAAGTAGAACAACTTTAATATTTTGGAGTTATTATGGCAATAAAATTGGATCCTACAGCAATCAAACCGCCAACTTTGCAACCGCCCCCAACAGTACAACCCCAATCCGGCAAATTAGAAATTAGAATTGATGACCTTCGTAAAGAAAGGATTTTTGTAGCTACTCCTTGTTACGGAGGTATGTTGAATGAAGCATATTTTCGTTCAGTAATCAAACTTCTTACCTTCTGCAATCAACATCAAATCCCATTAGCATTTGGTACTATTGCTAATGAATCCTTAGTAACAAGGGCTAGAAATGTATTGCTTGCATATTTCTTGCAGAGCAATTTTACTCGCTTGATGTTTATTGATGCAGATATTGAATTTCAGGTTGAGGATGTTCTCAAATTGGTAGCGCATAATAAAGAAGTGGTAGTAGGCGCGTATCCAAAGAAGGGTGTTAACTGGGATCGTATTCGTGATTCTGTAAGGGCTGAGCCAACTAAGGAATTCGCCGGAAATCAAGTGGCAGCATTTGGTTCTGATTATGCAATTAATTTTAAATTCGTAAACAGAGAAGCGAAACAGATTGCAATTGAAAATGGTTTGATTCGTTTACATGATGGAGCAACAGGCTTCATGATGATCAAGCGTGAGGCAATTGATAAAATGATTGCAGCATATCCAGAATTAAAATACAATAATGATTTAAACACTGGACCAGAATTGCAAGACTTCTTCTATGCTATGTTCGATACTATGATTGATCCTAAAGACAAACGTTATTTGTCAGAGGATTATACCTTTAGTCGTAGATGGCAAGACATTGGTGGAGAGATTTGGCTTGACCCAACAATCACTCTTAACCATTATGGTACATTTAACTTTATGGGTAATCCTCAGCAAATTATTCAAATACAACCTTAGAAAATGAAACTAAGTGATCTTCAGGAAATGTGGGCTGAAGATTGCAAGATTGATGAAACAAATCTTGGTAAAGAATCGGCTCGCACTCCTATACTTCATGCTAAATATATTAACTATCTTTCTTCTACAAGACTTAATCTGAGAAAAGCGGAATCAGATTATTTAAATTGTAGAAGAAAGAAGTATCGTTATTACCGAGGTGAAATGTCTAGAACAGAACTTGAAGATGAGGGCTGGACACAATGGCAAGGAACCAAACCATTAAAAAATGAAATTGATGAATTTCTACAGGGAGATGCTGATTTAGTATCTCTACAAGATAAGGTTGAATATTTTAAAACAGTTTTATATCAATTAGAAGCTATCATTAGATCACTAAATAGCAGAACTTGGGATATAAAAAATACTATAGAGTGGACAAAGTTTACTAACGGAATGATGTAATGGCTGATATTAGTATCAGAAAGAAAAATGAAGTTCATCTAATAGTTGATAGTGACCCTTCAATAGCACAAGAACTTAATGATCATTTCTCATTTGAAGTTCCTGGCGCTAAATTCCATCCTCTTTTTAGATCTCGTATGTGGGACGGGCGTGTTCGCCTTTTCTCTATGTTTACGAAAGAGTTGTATATTGGCTTACTTGATTATTTAAAAAAGTTTGCTGAGGAAAGAGAATATGTAGTTGATGAAACAAATTATAATAAATCTTGTGACGAAGTAACTTTAGAAGAAGTAAAAGAATTTTGTGAATCATTAAATGTATCATCCAAAGGCCAAAAAATACAAATACGGGAGTATCAAATAGATGCAGTCCATCAAGCGATTGTCAACGGAAGACGCTTATTACTATCGCCAACTGGTTCGGGAAAATCTCTTATTATTTACTGCCTCATCCGCTGGCATCAAAAATACGGTAGACGACAGCTTATCCTTGTCCCTACAACAAGTCTTGTGGAACAGATGTACTCAGATTTCCAAGACTACTCCGGATTAAATGAATGGAAATCATCTGAAAATTGTAAAAGAATATATGGAGGCCATGAAAAAACTAATGACTATCCTGTAGTAATTAGTACATGGCAATCCATTTATAAACTTCCTAAAAGTTTTTTTACAGAGTTTCAAGTAGTGTATG